AAATCTTAGCTTTGGAGACGAAGCTAAAAAGAAAATATTTAAAGGTATTAATAAACTCACACAAGCCGTTAGCTCTACTTTAGGGGCTAGCGGTAAACGTGTGATATTAGAAGATGAACAAGGTAACCCAGTAATAACTAAAGATGGGGTTACTGTAGCAGATTCTATTATTCTTTTAGATTCAGTAGAAAATATTGGAGCAAAACTTATAAAAGAAGCTGCAAGAAAAACAGTTAAAGAAGCAGGAGATGGAACAACAACCGCTACTGTTTTAGCATATTCTATTTTACAAAAAGCTGGAAATGAATTAGCTAATTTAGGTCCGCGTAAAATAAAAGAAGGAATTGATAGCGCTGTAAATAAAGTAATTAAATATTTAGAAAAAAAGGCTGTTAAAGTAACAGGCGAAATGATTGATCAAGTTGCAAGCATATCTACTAATAATGATATGAATCTTGGAAAAGTAATAGGTAATGCTTATAGATCTGTAGATGAAACGGGTGTTGTTATTATGGAAACAACAGAAAACTCTGAAACAACTTGTGAATTAATTGATGGAATACAATATAATAAAGGATTAACTAATTCAAATTTTATTACGCGAAAAGATACACGTGTAGCTGAATTAGAAAATGCTTTAGTTTTAATAGTTGAATCTCCAATAGAAAATATTAGAAAAATTCAATCTATATTAGAATTTGTTATAAAAAATAATAAATCTCTTTTAGTTATCGCAGATGTTGATCCTAAAGTTATTTCAACACTTGCCATGAATAAAATGAAAGGTAATATTAAAATTAATATTATTAATGCTCCTACTTATGGTGTATCAAAAAAAGATACTTTAACAGATTTAGCATTACTTACTAAAGCTAAAATAGTTAATGAAGATTTAGGAGATGACATGGATTTAATACAACCGGATTTTTTAGGGCATTGTGTAAAAGCTATAACAACTGATTCTGAAACTATAATTAAAGTTGCTCAAATAGAAGATAGCGTAAAAAGTATTATTAAAAATGTTAAACAACAAATTAATGATACTAAAAATGTAGCAGAAATACAAAGACTTGAAAAAAGATTAGCTACCTTATCAGCTAAAATTGCAACAGTTAAAGTTGGAGCTGAAACCAGTATTGAATTACAAGAAAAAGCAGATAGAGTTGAAGATGCCATCTTTGCTACTAAAGCAGCCATAAAAGAAGGAATTGTTCCAGGCGGTGGCGTTGCTTTATTAAATGCATTTCAAAATGTAATCGCTAAAGATACAGCTGAACAAATTTTATTAGATTCTATAACTGCACCATATGATACTATTTTAGACAATGGTAATTTAACAGTAGATTATAATGCTGAAGAAGGTTGGGGTATAGATGTTATTTCTGGCAAAAAAGTTAATATGATTAAGTCAGGAATTATTGATCCTTTACTTGTAACAAAAACCGCTTTAAAAAATGCGGCCTCTGTTGCCACTACTATTTTATCAACTGATTGCGTAATTAATAATTTAAGAGCGAATGAAGGCGATAGGTAAAAATATTATAATCAAAAAAGAAAAGCAAGGAGTATCTAAAACTAAAGGCGGTTTATTATTAACTGAAAAAGTTCGTGAAGATTTAAGATACAATAAAGCTCAGGTAATATCAATAGGTTCTGAAGTTGTTGGTATTAAAAATGGCGATCAAATTTTTTACGACAGGCATGCTGGTCACGACGTTGAATACAATAAAGAAATATTTCAAGTAATTAGTTTAGCCGACGTCGTAATTGTTTTATGAAACAACTAGCTGCTGAAGATTTAAAAAATTTTAATCTTTTTAAGCATTATAGAATTATTAGGAAATGGGCAAGTAAAAATAATAATTTAAATGAGCCTGATTTAGAGTTGCTTATATATTTAGACTGTATAGAATTATTTACTAAAATAGATTTTAAAGAAGGTTCTTATTCTTACAGTTGGGATAATCGCAGGTGGAATAGATTATTAAAAGATGGGTGGATTAAAGTTTGGAGAGAAAGAAATAGAACTTCTCAAAAATATAATATATACACCGTTACATTTAAAAGTAAAAGATTAATAAATACTATATACAAAATTATTTTAGGAGAAATTGATATTCCTATAAGTAAAAGAAGAAATAAAATTATGTTAGGCAAAACGTATACTGAAAAAGTATTACAAAAGTCTATTCATAACGTAAATAAAGATAAATACAGATAACATGACAAAAAAAACATCAGCAGTAATAAGAGCAGAGGAAGGCGTAGTAGGAGCTAACGCATTATGGAGTGGCCCTATGGACACTATGGGCTTTCCAATGACAGGCGGAAGCAGTTCAGGAAGCAACCCAGTACAAGTTAAAAAAGCACCATGTATGTACAAAGCTGGTCCTATTACACAAATAGCGAAATCAGCTAGAGGAGAATAAAATGCTAATATCAGATTTTAAATTATACGTGATTAACTTTATTACTCTAGGAGTCACAATGATGGATATAGAATGGTGGTTAAAAATTATATTGTTATTAGTTACTATAGGGTATACTATAACAAAATGGTGGAAAATTAAAAAATAAAAAATGGCTTACGTGCAAAACAATTCACCCTTTGCTAAAAAAGGAGATGCACCATCACGTAAAAAATCTTTAGGTTATTATAATAAAGCTAAAGATACAGGCACTGGAGCGGCAGCCGGGGGTGGTATGTCAGAAAAAGGTGTTAAAAAATATAGAAAAGATAATCCAGGTAGCAAACTTAAAACAGCAGTAACTACCGACCCTAAAAAACTTAAAAGGGGAAGTAAAGCTTGGAAAAGAAGAAAATCTTTTTGTGCAAGATCAAAAGGATGGAAGTCAAAAAGAGGTAGAGCAGCGAGACGTCGCTGGAACTGCTAAATATTAATTAGTTAACTAAAAAAATATACAATGAGTGCAAAAAATTACAATTTAAAAGAAGCGTACAATAAAGCGCTTACAGGTAAAGCTAGATTGCATTACCTAGAAAACTATGAGCATGATTCTCGTAGAGGCTATGCTGGCGAATACTCTGGTAACCACCCTAAATATTCTAAAGGAGTTGCCATGGCAGGTGACCCTAACAGCCCTATGAAAGTTATGGACGATGACTTAAAATATATGCCAATAGAAGACATAGCAGGTCAAGGAACTGAAGGTGTTAATATGAAAGTAAATCCTATTAAATTTGAAGGAGAGGATGAAAAACCACCTAAAGGTTTTGAGCCTACTTTGGACGAAGTAGAAGTAACAGGAGCAAGTAACGAAAGAATGCTAGCTAATATAGAATCAGCTTCAAAGAAAAATTTTTTAAGACAAAACGTTAATACACCTTCTGAGATTACTAGTTTTCAATCTGATAGATCGTCTATTACTCCTAAAAATTTAAGAAGTTTAAGAGCGTCTAATCCAGAAGCTTTTAAAAAATTAAATCAAAAAACAGGTGGACAAGCTTCTATTTATAGTAGACAAGGAACAAGCATGATGAAATCCCCTATGAAAGAACAAAAATACGGCGGTAATATAGGAGACGAAAGCAGATCACGTAGAGACTTTGCAGGGCCAAGCATGAAGAAGTCTCCTATTAAAGAAGGGCATTATGGTGGTAACAAAGGAGATGAAAGTAAATCGCGTAGAGATTTTGAAGGACCAAGCATGATGAAAAGCCCTATGAAATCTTTAAAATTTGGAAGAAGATAGTTAAATAAAACAGAATAGAACTGTATAAATCTAACCATAAACATAAACATAAACATTAACATAAACAACAACAAAAAATGGCAAAATTTATCAAAATTAAAAAAGAAAACTTCGCATCCAGCTTAAACTATACAGCTGATATGATTATAGGAGTAGACAGTATTGCATTAGTTAAAAAAGGATCAAACAGTGCAATTAATTCAAATGAAGCAACAATATTTTTTCAAGACGCAAGCTCGTATATAACTTTTGAAGATACAGCTAAAGGTGTAGACATTGCAAATGGAATTAACAGTGCACTTACTGCTAATCCAGGCGGTGTTGTAGCAACAGTTGGTTTAGATTCAACAGTTGAAATTACAGCAATTACTGTAGCTTAATTATGAAATCAACCGGACTTGGTGATGATATAAATAAGTTTACTACCGTGACCGGCATTAAGTCAATAGTAGACAGAGTCAGCGAGGGATTAAATATCCCTTGCGGCTGTGCTGCTAGACAAGAATGGTTTAATAAAAAATTTCCTTATAAATAATATGGGATTTAAACTACCACCACCTCCTTATAAAGAATTAGGAGTTCCAGTTTATCATGTTGATTTAGGAGATGATACTCTTGGAAAAGCAAATAACAATGAAACTATTTTAATTAATAGTAAATTAGATCCTTCAGAAAGAGGGAGAGTTATTAAACATGAAATGGTACATATAAATCAATTTCGTCGTGGAGATTTAGATTACGACGATTGTAATGTTTATTGGAAAGGTAAAACATATCCTAGAAGTAAAATGCATGAAGGCGATAAAAAGCTTCCATGGGAAAATGAAGCATATACTAATGCATAATTAAATGTTAAAATTATTATTAGGACTTTTAAAAGGCGGTAATGGCCGAAAGTCCGCTGCAGGCAGTTTAGCCTGGGAGATAAGAGAAGCAATAAAAGGAAAAGAATTAGATCCTAATGAACTTATATCTATTCAAACTAAAATAAATGAAATTGAGGCTGGCCATAGAACAGTGTTTGTAGCTGGCTGGCGACCATTTATTGGATGGGTATGTGGTGTAGCTTTAGCATATAATTTTATAATAAGAGATTTATTTATTTGGGCATTAGACCCGCAGGAAGTTCCACCGGCATTACAAATGGAACATTTAATGACCGTATTACTAGGTATGCTAGGATTAGGCGGACTAAGAACATATGAAAAAGTAAAAGATAAAACAAAATAAAATGGGAAGTTATCAAAAAAATTTTAGTGATTTTGCAGTTACTGCAATTGACATGCTAGCAGAAAAAACATTAAAAGCGCAAGATTTAAGTAGCATAGCAGATTCAACTGCAAATGGTCCAGCATCACAAACAGCAATTGCCTATTCCTCAGGCGGAACTTATGGGCTATCCCCAACGGGAGGCGCAGCTAGGAGTGTACAATATGGAGGATTTGCTACATTTGCAATTACAACAGATGGAGCAGGTGCTGTAAGTGCAGTAACAGTAATTGAACAAGGCCCTAATGTAGCTGATTCAGGAGATACTATTATTTTTAACGCAGATTCTCTTAATGCTGCTTTTGGAGTTTCAAACATTACGGGGGATGTAACTGCTACATTAGCAGGCGCTGATTTAGAAGTACCAAGCGGTATTTTTCGTGATAGATTGCCATCTCTCTATGTGGGATCAGCTGGCAATGTTAAAGTGACATTAGCTAACGACAGTCTTAATGGCTTTGACCCTACTGTATTAACGGGGTTAACAGCTGGTACTTTTGTACCTGTAGCTTGTAGGCAAATACATAACACAGATGCTGCAACTACAGTAACAAATTTATTAGCACTATTTTAAAATAATTATTAATCTAAATTTAATCAAATGAAAAACGTAGAACAAAAAATTACAGAAGATCAATTAAAAAAAATTAAAGATCACCAACTTAAAATGAATAATCTTTTAAGAGATATTGGACAAGTTGAAAATCAAAAGCATCTTTTTTTGCATGACTATGCAACATTAATCTCTAAAAACGAAGAATTTAAAAAAGAGCTCGAAGACATTTATGGAGCTATTACTATTGATCTTGAAACAGGAAACTATAAGCCTGTAGAACAACCAAAAAAGGCGGAAGACGCTAAAGATGTCTAGTATTATAAGAAAAATCAGTATTGGGTCTGATTATAAAAATGATGCTATGCACTACTCTTTAGGACAAGAAGTTTACGGAGGACATAAAATAGCTTACATCATATTTGACGATTCTGATAATTCTTATAATATATATATAAAGAAAAAAGAAGAGGTGTTGCCATGGAAAAAATTTAATAGCAGCATGGCGATCTCAATCGAATATAATTTAGAATATGAATAGTGTTTATGATTTTATTGTTGAGCCCATAGGCGAAAGATATAACAACGAAAAAAAAATAAACGACAAAACATTAATACTAAATACCAGCATTGAGTCTTTTAAATTTATAAATAAGCTAGCCAAGATTATTTCGGTGCCTTTAGCTTATAAAACTATTTTAAAACCTGGGTATAAAGTTATGTTACATCATAATGTTTTCAGAAGATATTATGATATACGAGGTAAAGAAAAAAATAGTAGTAAGTTTTTTAAAGACAACCATTATTTTTGTCAAATAGATCAAATTTATTTGTATAATGATGGTAGTAAATGGAAAAGTTTTGGTGATAGGTGTTTTGTTAAACCGTTATTAAATAAAGACGATTTAAAGCTTCAAAAATTACAAGATCATATTGGTATATTAAAATACGACAATAGCTCTTTAAACAAGCTTAAAATTAAAACTGGAGACTGCGTTGGATTTACTCCCAACTCAGAGTTTGAGTTTTTAATTGAAAACGAATTTTTATATTGTATGAAATCTAATGATATTGTAATTAAATATGAGTCTGACAAAAACCAAGTTGAATATAATCCAAGCTGGGCATAAAGCAGTTGAGGAATTAATTAAAGTAGCAGAAGAAGAAATTATAGTTAATGATGCTTCAGAAGATTTAGCAGCTGATAGATTAAAAAATGCAGCAGCTACTAAAAAGCTAGCTATTTTTGATGCGTTTGAAATTTTGTCCAGAATAGAACAAGAAAAAAATATTATTGAAGATACAAATTCTAATAAAGCAAAGTTTGGAGGATTTGCTGAAAGCAGAGCTAAATAATGTATAATCAAGATTTATATAAAATTTTAGATAATCATATCAAACCTAATATTGTTAATAAATATAATAAAACAAAAAAATGGGAGTATGGTTATAATAAAGAGCATGATATTATTGTTATCAGTAAGACGGGACAAATAGGTGAAATATATGAAATCCAAAATTTAAAAATAGCTTTACCTTTAATTGAAACATCTTATAAAAGATCTAACAAAAAATCTGAACAATACTGGGAAAAGTTACCTTATCCAAAACAATTAGAAAAAATAAAAACAGTATTTGAATGGAATGGATACCCGGAAAATTTTAAAGAACAATGGTACGATTATATAGATAACGAATTTAAAAGAAGAGATGAGGGTTTTGTTTTTAATAATAATGGAAAAGCTACTTATATTTCTGGTGCTCATTACATGTACTTACAGTGGACTAAAATTGACGTTGGCGCTGCTGAGTTTCGTGAATCCAATCGTTTATTCTTCTTATTTTGGGAAGCATGTTGTGCCGACAAAAGATGTTATGGAATCTGCTACCTTAAAAACAGACGGTCTGGGTTTAGCTTTATGGCCTCGTCAGAGCTCGTTAACCAAGCAACCGTTTCATCTGACTCAAGATTCGGTATATTATCAAAATCAGGGGGTGACGCTAAAAAAATGTTCACCGACAAAGTTGTCCCAATCAGTGTTAATTACCCTTTCTTTTTCAAGCCCGTGCAAGACGGAATGGACCGCCCCAAGACAGAGCTTGCTTATAGAGTCCCAGCCTCCAAACTGACTCGACGCAAGATAGAAACAGGCGAACAATTACAAGATCTCGACGGGCTTGATACTACTATAGATTGGAAAAACACAGGAGATAATTCTTATGATGGAGAAAAGCTTAAGTTACTTGCCCATGATGAATCTGGCAAATGGGAAAGACCAGATAATATTATTAATAACTGGAGAGTAACTAAAACTACCTTAAGACTAGGTAGTAGGATTGTTGGTAAATGTATGATGGGATCTACTTCAAACTCTTTAGATAAAGGAGGAGATAATTTTAAAAAAATATATGAAAATTCAAATGTCAAACAGCGAAACCGTAACGGACAGACTGGCTCAGGACTATATTCTTTGTTCATTCCTATGGAATGGAATTACGAAGGATTCATTAATATTTATGGATTACCTGTCTTCGATACCCCCGAAGAACCCGTTAAAAGTATTGACAAAACATTAATAGAAATAGGGGTAATTGATCATTGGGTAAATGAAGTAGATGGTCTTAAAAAAGATCAAGATGCTTTAAATGAATTTTATAGACAATTTCCTAGAACTACACAACATGCATTCAGAGATGAAACAAAAGACTCTCTTTTTAATTTAACAAAAATATACGAGCAAATTGATTATTTAGAAGAAACTAAATATGAAAATTTAATTACACAAG